ACTTGGGATATGTCAAATCTCTATGTCACTGGCGCTCATGTTGCTGGTGAAGAGACTCAAACAGTCCAAGCATTTGAATATGCTAGAGACCTGATGGTTCAGGCAATGAGAAATGAGGTTATCCTTCCTGTAGGATCTCATGGTATTGCTCAATCATTTGATAATACTATCACTCAGAATTTAGCTACGCCAGTTGACAATAAGTCTGCTGATGCACGTAACCTAATTCTTGCTAATAAAAACTTCATTGCCGAAGTTGCATTTGGAAGAATGCGTGATGCATATCCTACATTTGCAGTTCCAACTGGTAATAACCAAGACTGCATTGACGATATCAAAGATGTCATTGAAGTAGTTTCTCACAACCTTGCCTTTGGTGGTAATGATCGTGTTTGGGATGCAGCAAATCTCTATGTCACTGGTGCTCATGTTGCTGGTGAAGAGGCACAAACCAATGCTGCTATGAACTATGCTAAGGATATCATGGCTCAGGTCATGAGAAACGAGGTTGTAAATGACGGTGGTCATACTTCTATTCCACAGCAATTTGATCAAACAATTACTGTAGATAGCGGATCTCCTAAATGTGCTGCTCAGGAGACTACTCTGAGCACTCTCATGACTATCTTGACGAATGCTATTGCAGCACCAAACTTACATTATAATGTAACTAGAACTTCTTCTAATGGTCCTTGTGAAGATGTAAAATCTACTATTAATACTCTCACTGCAATTGCAACTAGCGCAATTCTTAATCCAGCTACATTGGGCGGTGTAACAAGATCTAGATCAGTTGGTTCTTGTGAGGATGTAAGAGCAACTATTAACACACTGTTCCAGTTAGTACAGAACGCTGTTCTTACTCCAACCTCACTATCTTCAGTTCTCAGAACTGTATCTAATGGATCCTGTCAGAATGTTGCATCTGCAATTACAACCCTATGGGATATTGTAACTAACACCATTGCTAATCCTGGATACCTTCAGGGTATTGATAGAGTTGAATCGCCACTGGGACTTGCATTTGGACCATCTGTAAATGCAAACGCAACCACTACTAATTCCTACCTCTATTTCACACTAGATGCTGGAGTATACACTAGTGAGTTTACTCCAATTGTTGATGACACTATTACTCAGCATACATCATATCCTGAGTGTGCTGATCAGGCATCTGCTATCCGACAGTACTTCACTAATATCTCAACTATCATCCAGACAGGTTTGAACACTGTTCCTAGAGTTGAACCTACTCAACTTACTACGGAACTTGCTTCTAGAGCAACTGTTTGGACACTGAGAACTGGTTCAGGATCTAACCCACATAACCTAGAGACTGGTACTCCAGTAAGATTGGTTCCACGTCCTCGTTACGATACGATTACCAATCAGTACGTTGATGTAGATAAGAGAAAGGTTAGACTTCCAAATGGATTTGAAACTAACGAGAAGTATTATGTAATTGCACCTGCAAGAAAAACAAAACCTGCATCGTATGAAGGAACATCAATATTTGATGGTACTGATCAAACTAAGATCATGCTTGCAAGCAGCAAAGAGAATGCTGCAGCAGGTATCTACATTCACTCAGCTGAAGTAGAAGGTATTGATCCAGATATTGAAATTGATGTCTATCAGTTTGTTCTTGATGATCGTTATGATCTACACCAGTATGCTTGTACACTTGAAGTATCCAGCAATACTCAAATTCGTACTGATGTACCTCATATCTTTGATATTCCATTCGCTGATATTTCTGGTCACCAAGTATTCTTCAGACCAAATGAAGGCGGTAGCGTTCCTCTTGTAGGTTCAAACTATGCAGGAGATCCTACTGTTGGAGATGCAAATGGTAGAATTCGTGGAGACAGATTCTTCTGGGCAAGATATCAGACTGAGAAGACTTTCACTATTCACGCTTCTAAAGCAGATGCAATTGCTGACATCAATGCTATTACGTTCCAGACTGGTTCGTATGACTTCTCTGTATTCGCAGACAAGCGTGAATCTCCTGTAAGATATGATCCATCATATCAGAACCCAGGCACAACACCTACCATCTATGGTAAGTGGTACATGCAGTGTGAGGATCATTCTTCTAACAATCTTGATCCTGACTACGAATATAATATTCTCACTAGATTGCATGAGAATACTTACAGCGACCTCTCTGGTCAAGATAAGACCAATGACTCCTGGTTTGAAAGAATTAAGGATGAAAGAGACAAGGAAGATCGTATCTATCGTTTACGTTACGTTATCCCTGACTATCTACAGGCAGTTCGTGATCCTATTAATGGTTTCTCCATTAAGATCCGTAAGGACGAGACTAGAAAACTTCTACCACAGAAACTCGTACTTAAGCCTGTATCTGGTTCAGTAACAAAGGCGAGATTCTTTAACCCAGTTCAGGCAAATGAAGTCATTGGTTATACTAAGGATGATTTCATTAACTTCAGTCTGAATGAAGAGAATGCATATGATCCATACAAGAGAGATATTGTAGGAACTACCAACTATGCTAAGAGCATTGAGACTTCTAACTATGTCTCAATGACTATTCAGTCAGGTAGATACTTTACTGAGCAGGGTAGTGGCGATGAACTTTTAGAACTTACTGTATTTGATCTTGGCATTAAGAACGTTGGATTGCTTAATGAGACGTTTACTACTGTTAAAGTAACTGCACCTCAGGGTGGAAACTTTGTTGCTAATAAGACTCAATCTAACGCAACTAACAGAATTGAATGGTTCGGAAATTCTTCTGGATATGGATTTGTACATGCTGTATTGAATGTACCTAACACTAGTGAATGGTATATTATTATCAAGGGTGTATCTGGTAAGATTAATTACTCTCAATTTGAGAACATCAGATTTACTCAAGGTGCTACATTTGCCGATCTACTAACTGATGAAGATTTTGGTAAATCACTATACATCAAGGACCTAATTGCAAAAAATTATCCTGAGTATTATTACCGTCAAAACGGCGCACCTGTTTATACTATCACTCCTGGTGATATTATCACTGACGATGACAATGTACAGTTCTACGTTGCATCTGTTGAAGATACTGGTGAACTTGATGATACATTCTACATCTTTGATGTTGAAGAGATTCAGCGTCGTATCTACGGTCAGCAAGATGGTATCTATTACCTAACTGCTGTTCGTGGTAACATCTCACCATTCCCAACTGGTGCTGGTAACCAGGGTAACTTCAGAAACATGAAGTTCTCTCAACCAATCAGCAAACTATATCCACTCAACTATAAGAATGATCCTCTCTGGTATAAGCAGTTAGATGCCTCTGCAGTTGATGCTCCTGCAACATATTCTGCTGCAGATAACTACACTCATGGTCTTGTAAGAGTTAACGACTTCAAGGGTTCAATGACCCGTGAAGCAATGCTTGATTTTACACATCAGCCTGCACTATCTGACAACACTTATACTCAAGTCAGCAGCACCGAAGATAATAGACTTAGAGCACAGAAGGGTAACGCAACTTCTGGTTCTGAAGATCGTTTGATTCCTATTGCTGGTGACAGCAAGGTTATGTCCGATATGCGTCTCTACGTTGAATTACGTAGACCATCTATCGCTCGTGCTGGTAACCACACGTTTGAATACCTTGGTTTCGGTCCTGGTAACTACTCCACTGGTCTACCTGCTAGACAGGAGATTGTTCTCACCCCAACTCAAGACTTCTATGCACAGTCTAAGAAGCAAGACGGTGGTCTCGTATTCTACACGGGTCTAAACTCCAACGGTGACCTATACATTGGTAACCGTAAGATTGATGCTATCACTGGCGAGGAAGAGTTCCTTGAATCTGCTGAGTTGGTTGATTCTGAAGATGATGCAGATGAAATCACTCAACTCGTTACTACGTTTGAAAATCCTGTAACCTTTAACGAGTATATCACCGTTAATGGTGGTGATCAGCAGGATCAACGTAGCACCTTCAACTCTCCTGTTACCATCAATGTTCTTGGTAGAGTAAGAGATCCAAATGAAGGATATGCACTACTAGTAATTTCTAATGTATCACCTAGTGATGGTGATGATGCAACTCTTGATAAGACTCAGCAGTTCCTTAACCAAGATACGTTTGGTGATATTGTAATTGCAAGAAACAGAGTTGCTGCTTCTATCTTCCAGTTCAACCCACGTGGATCAAACGGTGCTGGTCAAGGATATAAGATTCAGAACCATGTTGTTGGATCTATCGCTTCAAACATCACACCTAACCAGTCTGCACTATACAGCAGCGGACTTGGAACTGCAATTGATTCATCTCAGAATGTTCTTTATGGAACTAATGCTCCTCTCTCTGGAGATATGCTCCTCAAAGGTAGTGAAGTTGGTGGATCTGGATCTCTTGGTTGGATCTATGCTAACTTCTTTGAAGTAGTTCCTGCTGCTAACATTCTCCACTTTACTATGGATGGCAGCACTGTCATTACTATTAGATGGGGCAGCAGTCTAACTAACGAGCAAGTTGGTGTAACAAGTGGATCTCAAATTAGAATCTCTAACTTTAGTGATCCTGGATTTAATGGTCTATGGCAGATTGTTGGTAATGGATTTACTCCTTCTGCTAACACTTGTCAGATTGCTCTCATTGAGAACAGATCTAATGTTAATAATGAGAACCCAAGATTGTGGAGCAGTGAAGTAGCACTTGGTAATGGTGTAAGACTAGAGTTCTCTAATTCTTCTTGGAAAGAATTCGGTGTTCTCGGTGCTGAGGCAATCAGAACAAATACCAGTGAGATTGGTGATTATAAGTTAGGTATTAACACAGTTGCTCGTACACATCACGATGCATATCAGACTGCATTTGTTAATGTTGATACTGATCCTCGTGCTAATTTGGACGTTGTTGGTAATCTATTTGTTAGTGGAACAATTATTCCAGACTATCTTGACTATCCTACTTTTGCATCTAGACCACAAGAATTTACTGATCACGCAGTAATCGTTGGTGGAGACAGTGCAACTCCAGATAATGCAGCGACGTTTAGAATTGCGACTACAAATGCTGGTCGTGTTGGTATTAATGTAACTAACAATGAACTAGACAGAGCACTGGTTGTAGATGGCACATCTAGATTTACTGATGATGCTAAGTTTGAGCATGACATTGAAGTCAATGGTGATGACGGTGTAGTTGCTGAGATTAGAACTTCTCAAACAACAGGTACATTCAACTTCTTGATGAATGACACCTTTGTTGGTCAACCTGATACAACTGGATTAAGAATTGCTGGTTGGGTTCAGAACATTGAACTAGGCAATGAGACTATTCTTGAGCAGACAATTGATATCGGTAATAGCAGTTACAATAGTGTTATTAACTTTGGTGCTACTCCTGATACACCTAATTCAAATATTTCTAAGGTAACTGTTGGTGGTGGTTACAATAATAACGAATCACTATCATTCGTTCAGATTGCTACTAAGTCCTTTAAAGTTGCTGGTGATTTCCAACTCGGAACTAGAAGATTCCTTGAAGATACTGTCAACCTTTCCTCTACAGCAGGAACTGTTAACTTCTTCGCTGGAAACAGTAATACTAACACTCTAAACTTTGCTACTAATGCATCCACGATCACAATTGCTGGTCAGGGTGGTACTACAAGAATTAGAAACAAACTAGAGGTTGATGCATCTGCAAGATTTAATTCTAATATCACCCTTTGTGGTGGATTTGCATCGTTCCAGTTTACTGCATACAGAGGAAGATCTGGTTCTAACGAAGTTGAACATGCATCTGGAGATCTTGGAAACAATCTCTTCAATCAGAACGTTGACATCATTACTGTTGACAGAAAGATTATTAGTGATACTGAGTACACTTCAATTGATGCTGCTGGTTCTGGTAACTGGGGTGGTATTTCTTATCAGCAAGCACTCACCAACATCGGTGGTAATCCTCAGATTGAACCACAAAATCTCCCAGCACTAACTGGTAATCAATATTACTTACCACTAAGTCATAGTCCAGTTGATGCTGATGGAAATCCTCATTTTGTTGAGAATGATTATCTCTTAATTGATAGTCCTGAAGGCACTGGTAACTTCCTAGAGCAGCATAACTTTGGTGGTGACTCTGTTACTACCGATGCTACTCAGATTTCATTCATTCAAGAGTGGGCAGGTGGTGTTGATATCAGTGCATCTGGTGCTGGAACTGGAATGAGCAGTGGATTTGCAACAAACCAAAACTATCTCCACTTCCATACTTCCAGTAACCAAACTCAATATGGTCCAAGATATGTAACTTTTGCTCCTGTTGATGCGTCCTTCTATGGAGGACTCGGTGCAATTTCTAGAATAGATTTCTTCGCTCATGTTGGTAATAATCAAAATGGTGGTGAACTTCCTGATGCAATCAATGAGCATCTAGAGTTACGTTTCTCTGTTGATAACGGTCAAACATTCACTAAGATCGGTAATATTACTGAAACAAATCCTTATTCTGATACAGATCTTGCTTCATGGCCATCGTTTGTTGAATGGATAGATCAAAGTGCAAACTATGCGAAATTCAGTGTTGACGTTCCAGTTCAGGCTCAGCAAGCTAATTGCATGTTCCAGATCTACCAACCTGTTATTAGTGGACCACCATATGATAATGTTGGTTTTACTAAGGTTGAGTATTATTCTGGTTCTTCATTCACTGTTGATACCCACGTTGAATTTGTAAAAGTTATTTCTACACCAAGAATTGCTGAAGAACCATATTATATCGTTGTTGAGAGAGAACCATTCGGTACTTTCACAGGTGTCAGAAATGATCATCCAGACGGAACACCAATCTATAAGGTAAATGTTCAGTTTGACGCTACTTGGATCAATCAGAATATTGACAATGTAGGAATCATTGAAAATGTATATCTTGCTGAATTTGGTGGATCAATCAATACCGATGATTATGTAATTATCAGCAGAGATTCTACCGCACCTAATGTTGAACCAGTTGTATATGATCGTGGTGAGGTCTTTAAGGTTAATGAACCAATTGATCTAGTACCTAAGTTCTTTACAATCTCTTCTAACTGTGACACTGGAGATGATGTATTTGTTATTGATTCTACTACAGGTGATACCACTATTGAAGGTGATGTAATCATCAATAACGGTCTTACAATCAATGGTGGTTGCGAGACAACTATTAAGGGTGTTATTACTGGTAATACTTCACCAACATTTAACGGTGTAGCAACTAACATTATTACTGCCATCAGTGATATTGACATTGCTAAGGTTGCTATTGGAGACAATATCAAACTTGAACCTACTCAGACTGGATTAGATATAGAACTGTACAATAATCCAAAGATTATTGCGATTGATTTTGCTACAGATAACAATACAATCACAATGTCTGCTTATGCAGAGACAAATGCAGTCATTAGTTCAGTTCAATTTGTAGTTTATAACAATGAAGAATTTACCATCACAAATGGTAAAGGTCAGAATACACTACATCATGATACTTGCACAGCTGCAACTGAAATTGGTAATCAGTTTAGAAGACTAGATGTTTCTAGAGTTCTTCCTGATTTACAATCTAGTGGCGATACAGTAAATCAATATGTTGATCAAAACATTAGAATTTATTCCTATTGGGCAGATCCTCGCACTATCAACCCAGGTGGACCTATAACCACTCTAACTTCAACTGCATCAACTGGTGCTGTTGCTGGCAGCGTTTATCTACAAGTTGCTGAACTAGGAACAGGAACTGGAGCATTTGCTGTTGATGACTTAGTAATTGTTGGTAAGACCGCTGATGTTGTTTCAAATGGTCTCCAAGGAAATGAGTGGGAGGTAATGAAGATTGTTGAGGTTGATGAAGTAGGTAAGGTTCTAAGATGTCTTCCTGCACAAGAATCAACCACTGCACTTGCTTTAGCAACATATCAAGCAACTACCACTACTGTTGTTAGAATCCTGAAGCACCCAGAGACAGCAACTCTAAAAGATATTCAGAGCAGAACTCGTCCTAACTTTGGAGCTTTTGTATCCATTATCCTAGACAATGGTCATATCGCGCAACAAAAACTTGATTATTCAAACTTCTTGCGCTTCCATGATGTTGCTGGTGTAATTGATGATGCTTGGTTCTTCGTTAACGGTGGACTACGTGGCAAGTATCACACTGCTGTAATGAATGAGGAGATCCAGGTAGGCGTTAATCCATACAGAACTGGTGACCTAACACTCAACAATAATCTGTACTTACTTGGTGGCGGAATTAGCGTTAGAGACTCTGTAAACAAAACTCAGATTCTTTCAGTTGATAATGATGATGGTCACGCAGATCACTCTGGTTCTATCTACTTTGATGCTGGTGTTGTTGGTAGAGGTGATATTAAACTCTACTCAACTTCCTGCCCAGAAAACGTACTGCAAGCATCTTGTGATGTAACATTCCAAATTGATATCTTTGGTAATGGTATTGTTGGTAATACCTTAACAGTCCGTGGTCTTGCTAGTGAAACTCCAACCAAGACCGCTCAACTTGATATCACAAACTTGGGTCCAAATGGTGTTAACTCCTTCACTGTTAATAGAGACCAGTCAATTGATGCATTTGGATATGAAAACTTCTACACATCAAGTGGTGGTAGACATTCAAGATACGTTGCAAGTGGATCTGATGATGCTGCTAAGTTCTTAGTTCCAAACGTTCAATACTTTGCAAACGTCAATCCTGGTGATAATTTAATCTTGTACTTACCAGATAATCCACAGACTGGAGATACTGTATCTGTCATTGATGTCGGTGGAAATCTAACTTATGATACATCTCTTGTAATGAGAGCACAAGGAGTTGGTACAAGAGTTCAGGGTGATGGAACTGGAACTACAATTGGCATTGGTGGAACTACACCATACAGTGCGGGTGAGTTGATTGTTCAAACACCAAACGCTGGATTCACCCTTGTATACTTGGGTGGAACTGATTCTAACGGTACAATTGTTTCGTCTGCAGTACAGGGTTGGTGGCTCAAGGAGGTCTGATAGATGGCAAGTTACAATCGTATTAAAACATCTAAAATCGCCCCAATTGGCACTATCATGCCATGGGGCGGTGGATCAGCGTCAGGAGAAAATTTGGAAAATGTTCCTCCTGGTTGGATTGTATGTGGAGTATCATCAGCACAATTAAATGCTGCAGATTACCCACTACTAGCAAGTATCATGGGTAATACTTATGGACCTTTACCACCTGATGCAAGTTTTGTTACTGGAACTAATTGGGGTATTGTAAATCCTTTTCCATACAATCCACCTGCTGGTAGAGAAGGACATAATCCAAATAGACATGTTGATACATTTGGTCTTCCAAATCTCAATCAGTTAGCATTAGTTGATATTGAAGGTGATAGACAATATGATAGTGAACCTGCTAATAGTAGTGCTTTAGATGCTTCAGCATTATTGGTATTAGGAAATACAATAAGTGAAAATGGTACTGAGGGTGATTTACCTGATGTACTGCAAAGTTCTGATGTTGATCTTATATTTGATCTGGAACCAGCTGGAAACCTTGCAGGAAGAATCACTGGCATTGTCATGGAAGATCCTATTTACTTTGACACTGTATATGCTTTACCTAGAAAACTAGGTATTGATCATATTGCTGCACACACTCACAGACCAGCATCAGATTCTGAATTTGATCAATTTTGGTCTGCTGGAGCTAGTGCTAGTCATGTATTAGAATTCCAACCAGGACGTGCAGAACTTTCTGGTGATGGTGATGGTACAACTTCTGCCACTGCAATTGGAAGAAGAGGAGATTTTGCTCATAGTTTTAACTCTAATCCAGAGTATAACCTAACTTGGGTTAACCCAGATAATCCAGCAGACACTTTAGTTCCTGGCATGGATAAGGTTATAGTTGACTTTAAGAAGACACTTTTACCAGATAATTCTCTAGTTAGTCAAAGTAGAACAATTGAAGCAAGATCACCTGTTCAGCAAGATTATGATGAAGATAACCGTGCAGTTGCAAATGTTCAGGAACCAGCAAACGTCGGAACATTCCCTCCTGCAGGAAGATATTCTGGCAAAAGAAATTTTTATGCATCTCCTGATATTCCTGCAGTTTATAGGGGTGCTGACATGCCTTCAGTTTATGTACAGGACATTCCATATGATGGAGCAACTACACCACAACCTATAAATACTGTTGTATCTAACACTTATACAACTACATTAAACCACGACTATGAGGGTTGGATTGACAGGGGATTGCAATCTCACACCCATGACGCAATGGAAGTTACCATGTCTAGAGGTAGTCTTTCCGTTCCAACTACAATTTTGGTTAATGATATTTCTACTGGCAGTTCAATTCCCGTGTCTATTGAGACTGCATTAAGTATTCAAATGGATATCAACACACCATCTCAAACCGTAATGTATATTATTAGAGCATTCTAACATGGCTGTATTCTATAATAAAGAAAAGGCGAAACTGGGTTCGCTATCAGGCATGATTATATCTTTTCCTGTTGAGGTTGTTAATGATAATCCATCTGCTGCTATAAACAAGGAATTACTTCCTGCTGGTTATCTCAGATGTGATGGTAGAGTTTTGTTTGCTGAAGAGTACCCTATCCTAGCAGAAGTTTTGGGTACAGGTGGAAATTCAAAGTACAAACAAGAATCTACTATCTTATCAAATAATCAATTTCAACTACCAGATTTAAGAAATAAACATATTAGAGCAACAACTTCATCTAATATTGGTCAGATGAATGATTTGACTGTTGAGGATGCCGAAGGAAATACAATTTTAAAGTCAGGTGTTGGATTAGATGTTATCCAAAACGTTGAGAGTCCTCTGCAATTAACATATACTGGCGAGTTTTATGTTCCTCCTCAAGAAATGCCATTGAGAGGAGAACCTGCGTTCTCTGTTAGTAGTGGTGCATATACAGAAATAGTTGATGTTCCTGCTAGGGCATTCCAACCACACATGCATAGAAGTACAACAACTCGTGCAAGACAAAGAGCAAAGAACAATGCAGACTTCAGTGCATTTGCAAGTAACTATGCTAGACATCCAAGTTCATTGAATGTTTGTCAATGGTGGGAAAATACAGAACAGATTCTTTGTTATTGGGCAATGACCAGTATTCAACTTACAGGGCGAGATGCTGGTACATTTTTTACAGGACCATCATCTTATTGCTACAACTATGGTGCATGTTTTAATGATGTCTGCTCTGGATTTATTGGCGCTGAAGGTCTTTGTTTATGGCCATCTGAAGGATTATGCCCAGAAGTTGATAATAAAGATTGGTGTATTACTAAAACTGGTGACTCTAACAATCACCATGAGGGTAAAGAATGTGATGGAGAAACGTTCGGTAACAATATATTCTACCCATCAACATATATTCAAAGATGTGTATGTACTCTTGCTATTTTTGGTGAATGTCTTGGTGGTGCAAACGGAAAAGGCATTAATGAAGATAACTCTGATGAATTAACTAACTGGCCACCACCATCATATAGTGGTGAGTTAACTCCATATGAAAACCTACCATTTACTACATTTGACGATGAAAATTATCAAACTGGATTGGTTGGTGTTAGTAACATTACAACAACAACTGGTGAGGTAGGATCTGATGGAACTCATAGACATAGACTAGATTTTAACTCAGATGAACCACATACATATACATTGAAGACAAGAGCTGCAACTATGAGACCTGAAGGTGGAATAGTTTCACGAATTACGATTAAAGCAAGCACTAGCAGAAAGGCGGATAGATATATCCAACCATACGTTATCACCGAATATCTAATTAAAATCTGATGGCACTTTACAGATCTACGTTACCTAATTACTATTCTGACAAGGGAGGATCCTACGTAACTGTGGGTGCTATCGTACCTACTTTGGTTGGTATTAATAGTGATAGAACTAATGGACTGGTAACAGAAGATCCAGAGTATGATTATAGAGGATATCTTTATTGTGATGGAGCAGAATATCATATCAAAGATTATCCAACTTTATATGAAAAATTAGGTAATGAATACAACAAAACTACTGATGTTAACAGGAATGCTACAGTTTTTACTGCAGCTGGTGCTCCAGGAACTATCAGAAGAATGTTTGTTGATAGTGGCAATGTTTATATTGAGGTATATGGTGAAGCAAAAACAAATCCAGATGGCACAACATATTATGATAGGGTAATTCCAAACGATGCAAACCTATCAATCTTAGATTTAATGTCCTTCCCAGGTGGAAGAACATGGTATAAAACAAGATCGCCATATGCGAGCACGTGGAATAATTTCATGCAGAATTACTCTGTATGGGTCTCAACAAATGATGCTGCTGTTGGTCAAGCCTGGAATTTTGGTGGAACAGTCAACATTCCTTCAACTGGCAATTATAAAATCCAAGTAGCATCTGATAATACTTGCACCGTAACTTTTAATGGTGGTACATATAACCAATCTGGATTTAACGATGGTTCAATGGTGACATATGATCTTGGAACTGTTGCTGCTGGAAATTACCAAATAACATTTTCTGCAACTAACAATCCAAGTGCTGACGGGGATGATAGTTGGTCAAATAATCCTGGTGGTATTGCTTTAAAAATTTATAATAGTGCTGATGGTGCAGAGGTATGGTCAACGAGAGATGATGTTGCTGGCAGTGCAACTGCTAATACTCTTGCCGAGGGTCAGTTTTATCTCTTAAACTATACTGCTGCTGATCAATCTCTAGCAATAGGATCCGACACCCATATTTACAGGGTACTGATAAATTATAATCCATTGACAGGAACTGGCGGAACTCCTGGCGGAACTGTTACATGGCCTATTGTATCATCATCTCTACTCAATGATGGTAGTGAATATCCAATTCTTCCTGTTAGTTTTGCAGGAACTGTACCTGAAATTGATCCTCAAACTTACGATCCATTGACAGGAACAGGATATCCTACTGGATATGATAGTTATGTTGGAGCTGAAAATAATACTCCTGCGTTATCTTGGGGAACGATGGTTGGTCTCCCTGATGGCATCAGCGTAGAGAGTTATGAGTTGATGATGGAGGATATGTCAGCTAATGGTGATGAACCACCTACAGATGCATTTCCACAGTGGTGGGTATCAGATATTCCACCAACGTTTACATCTATTCCATCTAATGGAACATGGCCTAATGGAGTTACAATTAACCAGAATCAGGTTCAAGGAACATCCTTGGGAACTAGTCCTGATTGGGTAAATAACGGATACTCTGGACCACAACCTCCAGCAGGTGAGAAGCACATTTACAGAGTACATGTAAAAGCAAATCTATCAAATGGTTCATATATTGTTTCTAATCTAGATTTTACTTTTGGTGATGGACCACAAGCTCAAATACCTATTACAAAACAACCATATTATGAAGAGGATCTTGATGTTGAAGGCACAGGTTCTGGTATTACAAACCCAAATCTAAACATAGATTTTACTCAGTTTGCAACTCAAAACCCTGACGCAGGCACAGGACACCCAACAGTTAGAATTGCAAAAGCTTTTAGACTAGAAGATTATCCATATATTCTAGGTAAATTTAGAGTACCTGATTATAGAGATAGAAAACTGATTGGATTTGGTGAAGGTGTAAGTGGAGCTGGAACACCGTTGGTTGAGGGTAGAGTCTCAATGAACATCGGTGATATTGGTGGAAGATGGTATATTACTACTGATATTATTGACGAACCAGGAGAATTCTTTGAGATTAGTGATGTTACTACTACAGGTTATAGTGATGTAAATACACAAATTGAACCATATTTGATTGGTGAGAAGAAATATGTTGTTGGACCAATCCAAGATTATATTTTTAACAAAGCACCAACTCACGATCACCAACTTCTTCATAGTGTACCTGAAGAGTCAACTGAAGCTCCTATTGGTGGTATGGATAATTACACCTCTGCATTCAGTAGAATTAAAGGTTCTGTTATGCAGTTCATTCCTGGTGGAGAATCTGGAGATGGTATTGCTAAAGGACACTCACATGGACTGTTAGGAAATAGACCATCAAATGCTAGAATTGCTACGTATGGAAATACTGACGGTATAGGTGAAAGAATAGCATCAAATGCTCTACCAACTGTAAATTTTGCAATTACTGATATATTAACAGCTGGAAGTGGTATTGAAGCTGTTGATCTTAACGATACTTATCTCTTGAATTGGGGATCTGGATCAGGAGAGACTGGTGGATTTGCTAATCCTGGATTAGCACAAGCACAGTACCTTTCAATGTCTTCATATGGTCTGTCACCAGAAGATCACCTGCAATATAATCGTTTTGCCATTTTAAAACTGGATTTGACAGGATATGCTAAGCTATCAATTCTTGCTATTGCAGGTAATGATAATAATGGTGGAGAACGTCCTAATAACCCAGGTGAAGGATTAAGACTAATTTGGCCAAATGGTAATGAGATTACAATACTCCCGTCAAAGCAAGATACTAGTTTTAACTTTGATCAATATGACGCAGAATATGCATTTTGGAAGTCAACTATAGTTGAAATCCCTGAAGTCTATAGGACAAGTGACGTACAAATTAGATTTCAACAGAATTCCAACCCAAGTAGTAACAGTCCAAGTGAATATAAAGATGGTGATGAAGACGCTACACACCCAAATGGTTATGATGCTATTGGTATTGCAACTATTGGTTTGCTTGAAGGTAGTGATTCAGGTAGTACTTGGGATGGATGTTACAACTATAGTATTACTGAAGCACCTGCTGTAGATATTGCATCTTGGTCTGGTGATGGCACAAATCTGAATATTGTTACTGCAGCAGATCATGGTTTAAAACCTGGCGACAGTGTGGTTGTATTCGGAACAGGAGATTCTAATGCTGATGGAATATATGAAGTAGAAGATTCTGGATATACTGCTACTTCATTACGAGTCTTATCATCAGTAAGTGGTGGAGGAACTAGTGGACAAGTAAGAGAAGCTGCTGGTTATTTCCAAGATCAAACATATACTCCTACTCCAAGAATGTATACAGTTGATCAAAATACTGTTATTGGTGGAAAACTTATTCCTGCGGTGAACGTTGGTAAAGGAGAAGTTCGCTATAACAATTCATATACACCAGGAACTTATACTATTGGTGCTCTTGCAAGAACATCATCATTCCAAATTGATATGTACGCTGGTGGTGGCGGCGGTGGAGGTTCTACAGGCAGTGGTGGTAATGGCGGTAATACAAGTATTACATTCTTTGTTGATGGCGTATCCCATACTATTACTTGTACTGGTGGACAAGGTGGAGGATCTGGTAATGGTGGCGGTTCTGGTGGACAAGGTGGAACAGTAACAATTCCTGCTGCTTTGATAAATGACAACCGATTCCAATTTAATATTGATGATAATAGAGATGGACAATCTGCTGCCAATGGCGGAAACGGTGGTCAAGGAGCTGGTGGAGGTTCTGGCGGTGGTGATGGTGGAAATAGTGTAACCATTATCAGTGGATCGGAGACCAGAACGTTCTATAATAGTGGAAGTTTTAATGCTAATAGTGTAGTTCCTTCTGGTGGTAGTATAACCAGCGTTACATTAGCTGCTTCTGGCGCAGCAGGTGGTGATGGAAACCCCAATGGAAACTCGGGATGTTCTGCAGCTGGTGGATCTAGAGGAAGTGGTAGATATATTCAAGGAAAAATTAATGCTGGTGGAACTTTCTCACACCAAATTGGTACTCAAGGAGCACGAGGTTGGAACTATTATACTGGTAAGCAAACAGAACCTTGGAACTATGGTGGAGGTTCTGGTGCTGGTGTAGGTGGCGCAGGCGGTCGTGGTGCATGGGGTAACGGTGCTACTGGTGGTGCTGGTGGTGGTACTACTAGCATTTCTAATGGTAGTGGTTATCTACTTGGCGCTGGCGGCGGTGGCGGCGGCGGTGGATCAGGTGGTGGTTACAATGGTGGTAACATCACTGACCCATGTTGGACTGGTGGATCTGGTGTTCCTCATCCTTCTGGATACTATGGTGCAAACTCTATCGGTCCTGGTGCTGGTCAGCAAGGTGGTATCGCAGGTTGCACCGCTGGTGGCGGTGGCGGCGGTGGAGGTGGTTTCGGTCCCTCTGGCGGCGGTGGCGGTGGCGCAGGCGGACAAGCAGGTGCTGGTCACGTCAACACTGGATCTGGTGATGGTGGACAAGCAGGAAGATGTGCTGCTAGAACAAGTGTAATTTCTGATGTATACGAAACTAGTGGATCATCTGCTGGTGGATATGTAACATATGTTGTAAACTATAACGGAACTGTTGATAATCCAGCAGGTGGTGGAGGTGGCGGTGGTGCCGCTCTATCGTTTGGATTTGCTGTAAATGACTATCTTAATGAAGATATTTCTACTAGTTTTGTAATTAATGTTGGTGCTGCAGGTAATGCTGGTAGTGGAGAGGGTGGTGCCGCTGAAAATGGTTTCGTACAAATAGAAGCATTTGAAATTGTTGCAACTGAAGTTGGTAATGACGAACTAACATCTCCTTCTGGTAGATATTATGAAGTTCCTGGACTACCAAGTGATGCTCCTAATTTCCCAGATACTTTCTTTAATCAAGGTATCTTTATAGGTGCTAGTGCAAATGTAGATGTTAAAACATCAACTGGAAGTAATTTCCCTCTAGCAACTACAAAATCTGACGGAAAAGCAAACAGATACATTGAATTCGCTGGATATAATAACAGATATCTTGAAATGGGTCCAATGAATCTAGAAAATGTCAATCAAATGATATTTACTGTTATTCAGGGTAATAATAGTAATGGTGGAGAAACACCTGAAGAGAATCTGATGTTATATTATAGAAACTCTGAAGACAGTCCAACTGAAAACTTAATTGAAGCAGTTGCTCTTGGTGGTCCTGGTGCAGCAGGATATGTCAATTACATTATAGATCTAGATGAAGAAAATGATGCGAGAAAGAATGGAGTCATTCTTGTTCTTCGTCAAGATAGACCAGAAAGTGCTGGTGACAATGATCTAGTTCCTGATGGAAAAACAAATGATAATTATGGACTAGCGCAACTTGGTCTTGTATATGATGAAGTAACTGAACAGGTATTTGTACCATCTAGTGATGCTACTTTGCCTGGTAATGAAGGTGCATGTGGTCCAGATACTGGTATCAATGTAATTCGTAGAACAGTTAGTGCTACTGCTTCAAATATTAGATTTACTGACGGATTACTTACATTAACAGGATCAACACCAATATCTGTAACTGCAGATGCACGTGTTTTAGAACCAATTCCGCTTTTAACTAGATACCATCGCGCAAAGTATTTAATTAAAGCGTTCTAAGATAAATACCACTGACCATAGGACAAGTATAATGGCGACAAGTAATGCTACTTTGTTTTTGAATGCCTACGAGAAGACACTCACATATAAAGGTATTCAAAAAGAAATCAATGATTCTTATTGGGAAGAACATATAGTTCCCATCCTATATCCTTTATGGGATAGTGACAAGGATAGACTAGAACTATTTGTTTACAGAGAGAATGGTCAATATCTAATTGAAAAGAATAAGTATACGAAAAACTTTAAGACTGGTGAGTCAAAGTGGGTTTCGTATGAGTTTGACCCAAATGGTGTTGATCTATTATCAGTTACTGAACTTTATGAGTCTCTCAAAGAAAAGTTTCTTGACTTCAAAGAGTTATCAGAAGCTGAGTATGAGACTGCAGTTCAGAAAAAGTTTGCTGTTGGTCAAATCTTGACATGGAATAAAGTTAAACTTGTCCGTTTATTCCTGTTACAAGATAGTGATTATACACAACTTCCTGATTCTCCTTGTACTGATGAGGAGAGAGCATTGTGGAAGCAATATAGAAACTATCTTAGAGACTTCCTGACACTACAGACACCTCAAAGTCCATATGATGTCATTTTCCCTATTACTCCTACTGAATATCTTTCACGTAAGGGTTTTGAATTATCTCCAATACAAGTAGAAGTATATGGTCAGCAAGGTAGTGACGAGGATTATCTTACTAGTGGATATCATTTCTGGAAATTGTCATCAAATGCACTAAAATCATTTGCTCAAAGAATGAGCACATATGTTGCATTGAGAACACTCACTGCTGAGAATGATAAGTTTGGACGTGTTGAAGTTAAGAAGTGGATCGCTCCTGATAATCAAATCACTCAAGGTATTAGAAATACTTTGGAAGTTGAGCATGGATCTCAAGAGAGTGCAGAGAGTTATCTTGATCAGTTAATGAAACGAATTGAGAACGGAGAAGTCTGATGTTAGTATCAATGAATGCAATGCGTATCTATGAGATGGCATCTCATTACGCTAAAACACAAGATAAGTTTGTAGTAGTGATTGACAATACAAAGTATGGTAAGCTGACTACTACTAAACAACAGACAGTAAAATTGTACTATGATACTATCTTACCAGAAGATGAAATTGGTGAGATTTTTGACAACCCATTTACATTCTATGCATTTAATGGTCAAGCAGTAGCTACAGAGTGGGTAACAGATCATTTTCCACAGTCAACTGATCTAGATGATGAGGATTATTTTATTGAAGTTCAAGTCATCACGCCATCAGGTGGCATTCCATATACTAACAGAGTATTGACAAACTGATCTAGGTAATTTAAAATTGACATTGTAATCGTTATACCACATGACATATACTACTGAGAGGATGCAGGGTCCGATTTTATATCAGACCACAGATGACTATTATAAATTCTCATCCACTGAAATTAATTGTATTAATAAAACAACTGCATTTACTGAGGATCAGGTTCTAAAACTTCCTGACCTGCATGGTCTTAAAGAATACATTCAACTACATGTTGATCGGTATAAAGAGGATGTCCTCAGAGCTACTGATGATGTTCAATTTTATGTGTCACAGTCATGGTTATCTAAGTATAATACAGGTGATGGGCAAGTTCATAACATGCATATGAATAGTGTCCTCACTGGTTGTATTGATGTTAGTGAGGGTGAAGGGGAAAGTATATTCTATGCTGATGGCAGAAACGAAGTATTCCCTGGTCTTGAGTTTCCTTACAATGCTATTCCATTCTCAGTTTCTGAGTACCGACAAGGAAAGGTAACACTATGGCCATCTAGAATTCCATACACTGTACCACCTAATAAACTGTCCACTGAAGTTGTGAAGGTCTGGTTTAATGTCTATGTTTATGGTACTCTTGGTATTGGAGGCATCAATGCTCCATTTAATACACACTCCAGAGTGACCATTCAAAAACCTAATGACTGAATTGATGAACGTACCAACTGAGTCTGAGTTGAAGCATCTGCAGTTTCAAGCAATGCTGCGTGATCATGACATTCCAAATAGTGAACTAATGTATCTTGGTGAGCGTGAGTATACTACAGAGTATGCTGCTCACCCTGAGTTTCATGGTATGATGATGCATTGGTATCTCGTAGGTGGGGAGCATGAAGTCCCTATCTGTGACATCCATTCTATTGACCGTGTTGATGAGGACTAATGTTTTCTGAACAATTGATTTCACTTGCGACTGAACGAGCACTGGGTCATCCCACACAAATACAATGTGATCTTTTTGAGGAGTTATATGAAACCTACATCAACGACTCAAATAGTTCCACTCTGCGCGAGCATATTGTTGCTCGTGTTGCTGGTTGTAACCCTCTGGATGGCAAACTTGGTCGCGATGCAATCCACCCTGCAACAAATGTAGAGAAAGAAGTAAAACCAAAGAACTACACTGGTAAGACTACCAATGGTAGTGGTTGCTTCAATGACTACACACGTGCAAGATATAATAAAGATACTGCTGTCAATCTTCCCATCATTCATGGGTTGTTTGTTGGTGGTATCTTGCAGTATGTGGTAGAATTTACTATTGACGCTGTTGCATCTAAACTTGATGAACAAGTCAGAAAGAAATGTGAAGAGGGTGGCAATCAGTATGTACGTTCTGCATCATGGACGTGGAGCGACTGGATTGATCACCCATCACTAACTGTTCATTATATTGACAAACCATTGCTTAAGCATAACCATGTCAAGGGACAGTATAAAGTATGTGATCCATTCTACAAGAAACTAATTGCCTTGTGACACCTTACAAACCGCCACACTTCCGCTCGCCACGCACACGATGTGCTCTACAATATGAGCAATCAAGACAAAACAATGCTCAAAGCAACGATCGTCAAGACCATCCGCGAGTGCTGCAAAGGCACTGCTCTGACAAAAGTTGAGAAGTTTCAAGTGTTCTGTCATGTGTGTGATAACATGCTGGAAGAAGGTCGCATCACTAAGATTCAACACGAGCGTTACACTAACATTTTTTGATGGAATTGCCAGCAAATTTTATTCACCTTCCCCCTTCAGGATACTCTTATGAATGCACTTTACACAAGCGTAACTATCTGTCTATTTGGTGTGTTAACCATAGCGAATTTGTATATAACAATGGGTGCCGTGCAAAAACTATCTGGGGATTCTACAACATTAAGAAAAGATGCTATTATGCCCCAATCAACTCTAAAAAACCAGGAGCAGAAATAGATATTAGTAAGACGACACCATACACTGCTATGCAGATCGTCAAACCAATGAGACCAACAATAGGTAACTTCTATGAGTGAACAGAAGAAGGACTACGATGGACCACTCTACGCACCATGGTATAAGGTAGAAGCGGGTAAAAAGAAACGTCCTACATATGTTGATCACCTTCTTGGTGATACCAAGTATCCCCCAGCATTTAAAAGAGATAGCAGTTTGTCCGAATAAGGAATTTATGCTATACTATCTTAAGACTATGAGGTAACCATGTCCGAATACTATGACCTGAAACACCAAAAGCGTAAAGATGCATTTGGTTTGTTCTATGAAAGTGTACTTAAACCTGATGCAGAGCTACGTCAGTGTGCTCATGAACAAGAATGTTATCATGAACTAATGGAATGGCGTAGTGATATTCTAGGGTATCTTGATCAACGACGTAATTCTGAATTCTGGTAATGACATCATCACCACTCCGCAAAACTTACGCACAACAGCGTAAAGATAGACTTCAAGAAGCTATTGATGACTATCTTAATGACAATGAAGTCAGTATCTCTGAGTTTTACAATGATTTGAGAGACTGTCTTGAGGATATTATCTCATATCATGAGAGATCAAAGACTAGAGCACAGGGTGCATTGGAGTTGGTGTTAGGACACAGAACTCAGCAAGATCTCTCTGATACTGACACTCAACCTAATTCATATGAGTATGCTGCTGACATTACACTGTCAAAAATCAATCAGTTTCAGAGAGGTTCGCATCTATGAAAGTAGAACTAGATGAACAAGAGATCAAATATCTTATAGATGCTATGTGGGGTATGAGTCGCCATGACTCTCAAGCATTAGCAATTCGTCACAATATCAATGACGTTGCTTTGGAGAGTCACTTGCAGAACTGTCTACCTGATGCTCCTGACGCGGAGTCCTAGCCTATACTACTAAGGTAATCAAGGGAGAGACATGACCCGCACCATCCAAGAGTACCGAGCAGACCTTGCCCGTCACCTGGCACAACCCGAGACCCGTGCCACCTATGCTCTCAAGAATTACTCTCAATGGTGTGCTGGTCG